GTTTTACCAAAATAAAAATTATGAAACACTTTATATTACTGAATCATTTTTAAATTATGGTAATGAATATGGTACAACAGGTATTACACCAACACAAACAACATCATTATTAAACACACCTTATTTTACTAATGCTATTAGTGAATCTGCCGATAGATTAAGACAAAGAACGGATGGTCAAAATGTTTATTTTGATTCTTTAGGATATTTGTTAGTTAATTCTTTACCACTTGCAACATTAAAAGAAAAATATAAATCTTTTAATGATGATGGTGTTGAAACTGAGTTAGATTATGTTTGGTCAGTAATGAGTAAGTTCTCAGCCATTCACAGAATACCATATGCTTGGGTATTAAAATACGGTTCAATTTGGCATCGTTACAAAACATATATTGAAGATAATATAGATATTTTAGATAGTGTTTGGACTGATTATGACTATGCAAACGGTTATGACCCCGTAAATGGTTTATCAACAACAACATATAATATTAGAGACTATTCAGGAGGTACTACAGAAATAACACAACAGTTTAATACTAATCTTACAATACCAACACCAACCGACCTGTCATTAATGAATATTGGTTTATACCCTAAACTAATTAATGACACATATTATTTCTTCACTCAAAGGGAAGTCTTTACAGGTTATACGTCTAATGATTGGCAGTTAGCCTACGACAAGAAGATGTATATAGGTAAGATGAATAGTGGTAATATTACTTTTAAGACAGGTGATATTGTAGGTCAACCAAATAGAGGGTTATATATAAACAATTATTTTCAGTATATGGATATACAGGACAATGCTGAACGTATTGGTACTGCAATTCAAGACAAACAATACCTACTTTTACCATCGGCAGGATTCTTACCATTTAACCAATCTAAATTTGAGTGTAGTAACAACAACGACAAAATGGTTGTTGAAATGACGGGTAATACTTCTGTTTATAATGGTTCAGTTAGAAGTTTATGGTTATCACCTAATTATGGATATTTTAATAATGGTTTAGTTAAAAAACCAACACATCAACAATATTTAAAACAAATATTTACCGGTGATAGTAAACAAGATGCGTTTAGAATTGAATCTGATGTTGAATACTCAAGTATTGAAGAATTGTTCTCTATTTTTGATAAAGACACTTTAGATAAGTTCCAAACTGAATTTTTAAATTTCTGTAAACCTTTAAGTGATGGAATTCAAATGTTGGATGGTGAAACCAATAACTCAACATTCTTTAATGTTGCAAACGCTTCTGATAGAAAATATAGAAACATCCAAACAGTACTATCTGAAATTTTTAGTTTTAGTGGTGATTTTACTAAGACTACTAGTTCAGATAAAGACAGTTATAAGTTAGCGGTATCACAGATGGATAATACTGTTACATTCATGGAAGAGTTTTTGAATTATGATGTAGTTCTAAAACTAGGAAATGTGGGTGAGTTCGATAGAAGAGTGTTTGGTTCTTTTGTAACACCTAATGAAGTGACTCAACCTATCGACTACGGAAATTATGTTAGTGGTACTTTACCTGGTGATGGTTCAGGTGTTACATTAATTGATAGTCAAATAAATAATGTTACAGAATGGGATATATTAGAAACTTATGTTGGATATTCAACAATATCAGGATTAACATATAGTGATGATGGTTCATACATAACAGATTTCTTTATAGATAACAACATTGATTTTAGTGTTCAAAACATACAACAATTATCGAAGATTATAAAAATATATGCAACACAAAAGTTATCTAATAATTCATTAACATCTACACAGTTTAATTCTACTATACAACAATTACTTGAGGACCAAGTTTCTTTTAGACAAACTATATTGAATAATACATTTACTCAATTAAGAAATAATTTACCAAACTATAAAGAGTCGAGTACCACAGGTGGAATAAGTGCTGTTGATGGTAATCAACCAAAACTTGAAGTCTATTCAACATTAAAGTCATTTAATGATAAATGGATTGCTGGTGGTAACTTTAAGACAAGAACACTATTTGAGGACTTTTTATTCTTAGACCGAGCCAACAGAGATATTGGTGATAGTTTTACTATCGATGTAATATCACTAAAAAGTTATTTAAAAGGTAAGGTTGCTAGTTTTTCATTGATGAGTTTGATAGGATATATACTAGCGGAAAATAACTTTATCTTTATGGCTCTACCCTCGTATATTAATTTCTATGGTATACAAGAGGCATCAAAGAATGGTTTACCAACGGTAAACCCTGACATAGCAAACTCTGCGTTTGGTACATTCTTATCTGTAGATTATCAGGATTCGAGACCAAAATTCTTGTGTATGTATGTTGGTAAACCTTCAGAACATTTGGATATGAAGGAAAACAAAAATTCACAATTTAAATCAGATGTTTTTGATTTGAGAAGGGGTAGTAACAATCCGTTGTTGGAAAATCAAACAAATAAAATTGATTGGAGTAGGTCAAACAAAGTTGTTGGTTTCAATTTAGATTTTGGTATTCGTAATCAAAACATATTTAAATCTATAAGTTTGGACCAAAATCAGTATAAAAATACTTCGGAAAGTTTCCAAGTATTGAGTGATATGGCCAATCAGGCTGCGGGAGATAAAGTTGCTCAACAGACAACTTCATTATATAATGTTTATAGAACTAGAAGTTACACGTGTAATGTGTCATCTATGGGTAACATGATGATACAACCAACAATGTATTTCAACCTTAGACATGTGCCAATGTTCTATGGTCCATACTTTATAACGAATGTTAGTCATGATATAAATGTTAATGGATTTGAAACCAACTTTGAAGGTATGAGACAACCTATATTCTCATTCCCGTCTATTGATAAGTTGGTTATGAGTGTAAATAAAAATCTTCTTAAGAAGTATGAAACAGTCTACCGTAAAAAACAAACACAACAAGAGGTTCAAAACGCAACTAATCAAACAAATAATTCAACATCAACAAATCCTTTTACACCTGGTGATGAATCTGCGTGTGAAGGCGCAACTAAGTATCCTACTTTAACTTTTGTTGATTTTGAAGATACAAGAATTCCTGTAAATGATGTTATTACATATTTAAACAGTATTACTAGATATAGTAGAAATTTAAGGTCATATTGTTTAGGGGTTGGTTATATTGCAAACAAAGGTAATTTAGGTTCGTTTGATTGTACCAACAATAATATAAATGGGGTTTTATCAAATAATTTAAGGTATCAAAATTTAACAGGATTCACTAACGGTCAAGTTTGTATTAAGGCAACTACTGGTGGTGGTGAAATTAACGCACCTCTGTTTTCATTTGAAAATAAAGAAAATGCAATTAAGTTCTTTATTGAATATAACAATGCTTATAATACATTAATAAACAATCTTGTTGGTATATTGACCACTATTGTGAATGATGATGAGAAGTTGGCAACTGCGTTAACTTACATTTATCTAACAACGTGGAATTCAAATTCAGGTGTTGGTAAAACGGCAACTGAAATAAAACAGATAGTGGACACTAATATAAGTAATGGTACAATAAAACAAGAAGACTTTGATAAAATCAAAGAAAAAATGTTAAGTGCGGTTATAAAAATACTAGCATAATAAGAAAAATTAACTTTTGGTTATATTTATTAATAAAAAAGTTATGGATATTAAAAATCTTTTAGATAACTATCTAAGAAAAGACACACGAATAACTGAGCGTGATGCGGGTAATGGTTATAAGGAAGTGTGTGATTTAGACACGGGAGATTGTTACACGGTTAGAATGAAAGATGGTCTAATTGAAAGAGTTGACAACACAATGAAACTTAATAGAACTCTTAGAGTTGAAACGCCAAGTGGTGTGAAAACACTTTTGAATGGTTAAAAAAAAATACTATGAATAAAAACAATAGACTTTTAAAAGAAATTGAACAGTATAATAAGATAAACAATTATATATCTGAACAATTTGACACTGCAACACCCGAAGAAGGTGGTGAAGCACCCGCAGCGCCTGCAACAGATATGGGTGGAGAAACTGAAGCTGAGACTATACCAGAACCTGTTGATGTTTCATCAGACCCAGATGTGGAAGTAGTTGACGATACTGAAGGTGATGTTCAAACGGATGTTACAGATTCTGAACCGACTGAAGAAAGTGGTACTGAGGAATTAGACATTACTGATTTGGTTACTTCACAAAAAGATATTCAATCAAAACAAGATGAATTCATGAATACTATGTTTGAAAAACTTTCTGATTTGGAAAGTAAGTTAGGTGCTATGGATTCAATTTTTGATAAAATTAACTCTATTGAGAATAAGATTGAAAAGTATAGACAAAAAAGTCCTGAGGAAAAATTACAACTAAGAAGTTTAGATAGTTATCCTTACAATCAAAAATTAAGTGATTTCTTTATGGATAAGCAAGATGAGTTTGAAGCTACGGGAAAAAATGATTATATTTTAACTTCAGACGAAGTTGAGAACTATTCACCTAATGAAATTAGAGACACTTTTAACAAATTTGAACAAGACGACAATCAGTTCTAATTTGTAAAAAAATATTTTTAATGAAAAGACCACTTCGGTGGTCTTTTTTTGTTTCCGATAGTTTGACTTATCTATTAGTTTGATTATAATTAGTAATGATAAAAGAGATAAACATTAATTAAAAACAAAGAGTAAAATGAGTAATTCAAGTTTAGATGCCGTATTGGCACAGTACGAGAAGAACACCACGTCAATGGGTGGTGGTTCAGGAATGTCGCAAGACGAAAGAATGAAGAAGTATTTCACTACTATTCTTCAGAAACATGAAAAAACAGGTCAGAGAAGAGTTAGAATTCTTCCAACTTCTGACGGTTCTTCACCGTTTAAAGAAGTATGGTACCATGAACTACAAGTTAATGGTCAGTGGATGAAACTTTATGACCCTGGTAAAAACGATGGTGAGCGTTCACCTTTGAACGAGGTTTACGAAGAATTGATTTCGACAGGTAAGGCTTCAGATAAAGAATTGGCACGTCAGTACCGTTCTCGTAAGTTTTACATTGTAAAAGTAATCGACAGAGACCGTGAAGAAGATGGTGTTAAGTTTTGGAGATTTAAGGACAACTACAAACAAGAAGGTATTTTGGACAAAATCATTCCAATTTGGAGACAGAAAGGTGATATTACAGATGCGACTACAGGTCGTGACCTTATCATCGAATTAACAAAGGCTAAAACCCCAGCGGGTAAAGAGTATACTATTACTCAAACAATTATGTATGATGACCCGATGCCATTACACGATGATGCAGCACAAGCAAAAGAGTGGATGGAAGATGAGTTGACATGGGCTGATGTGTATTCACAAAAACCTGTAGAATATTTGGAAGCAGTATCTCGTGGAGAAACACCTGTATGGGATAGTGAAGCTAAAAAATATGTTTACGGAGATAGTGAGACTTCAGAAATGACTATGGGAGGTTCAAAGACTCCTGAAAAAACTGAAGACCCACAATCAAAAATGGAGGTAGACGAGGACCTACCATTCTAAAAACACAAACATGATGGTACTGACAGTAATGTCGGTACCATCTTTATTATTTAATCATTATGGCAATTAAGAAAAAAGATTTCAGTAGTATTAAGAAGAAGTTTTCAACTTCTGCCAAATTTAAACCTCAGAGGTTTTTTGATTTGGGAAAAGAATTTTTGGATGCGGTAGGAGTACCAGGTCCTGCTATTGGTCACCTAAATATGTTTTTAGGTCACTCAGACACAGGTAAGACTACGGCATTAGTTAAGGCGGCAGTTGATGCACAGAAGAAAGGTATTCTACCTGTTTTTATTATTACTGAACAAAAGTGGTCGTTTGACCACGCAAAACTTATGGGTTTTGAATGTGAGGAGGTTGTCGATGAGGAAACAGGTGAGTTAGATTGGGATGGATTCTTTTTATTCAATAACAATTTTGAATATATTGAACAAATTACTGATTACATCAATGATTTATTAGATGCTCAAGCAAAAGGTGATTTAGACTATTCATTATTATTTTTATGGGATTCTGTAGGTTCAGTACCATGTAAAATGACTTATGAGGGTAAAGGTGGTAAACAACACAATGCGGCAACTTTAGCAGATAAAATCGGTATGGGTATCAATCAACGTATTTCAGGGTCACGTAAAGCGGATTCTAAATATGAAAATTCATTAGTAATTGTTAATCAACCGTGGGTTGAGTTACCTGATAATCCATTCGGTCAACCAAAAATTAAAGCTAAGGGTGGAGAATCTATTTGGTTAAATTCATCTTTGGTGTTTTTGTTTGGTAATCAGAAAGGTGCGGGAACAACTAAGATTTCTGCAGTCAAAGACAAAAGAAAAGTTAAGTTTGCAACAAGAACAAAGGTTTCTGTTATGAAAAACCACATCAATGGATTGGGTTATGAAGATGGAAGAATTCTTGTTACGGCACATGGATTCTTAGCAGGAAAAGACACTGCTGAAGAAAAGAAATCGATTGAATCTTACAAATCAGAACAATCGGAATATTGGAAAGACATCATCGGTACAGGTGGTGACTTTAGGTTAGAAGAAGAAACGTTGGACTCTTAATACAACAAAAGTGACAAAAACGTTATTAGTTGATGGGGATAACCTATTCAAGATTGGTTTTCATGGAGTAAGAGATTACTATCATGAAGGTAATCACATAGGAGGTATTTTTCACTTCATCAATGTACTCAAAAAGTTTTTAGAGGAGCATAATTACGATAAGGTAATTGTCTTTTGGGATGGTAATAATAACGCATCCCAAAGACAGGCTCTATATCCTCAATATAAGGACAATAGACGACAGACGATGAATGAGATAAAGAAACAGTCGTTCTATCACCAGAAGTCTCGTGTGCGTCTGTATTTGGAAGAAATGTTCATACGTCAAGTCACACTTGATGGTTGTGAATCAGATGATTCAATTTCGTATTATTGTAAAATATCTGAGGATGAGAACAAAACTATATTCTCATCAGATAAAGACTTAACACAATTAATTTCAGATAGAGTACAAATCTATTCACCATTAAAGAAGGAATACATTAAAAATGGTGATAAGGTTAAGTTTGGTTCAATAGAAGTTATTCCTGAAAATGTGGTAACACTTAAAGTCATTACTGGTGATAAATCAGATAATATTGATGGTATTTTAAGAATGGGTGAAAAAACTGTTTTGAAGTTTTTTCCTGAGATAGTTGACAGTCCCACTTCTATTGACAATATTTTAAACCGTGCTAACGAGTTAATTAAAGAAGAGAAGAAAAACAAAACTTTAATTAACTTGGTTGAAGGGACAACAAAAAATGGTACATTCGGAAAAGAAATTTTAGATATTAACAAGAAAATTGTAGATTTGTCAAACCCTTTAATAACAGAAGATGGAAAAGAAGAAATAGAATTATACTATCGAGAAGAGTTGGACCCTGAAGGTAGGGGGTA